GGCGACATGTTCGAAGGTCTGGCTATTTATAACCTGCTCCGCGAATACGAAGGCCGTGTAACGGTGAAGGTGCTGGGCATTGCCGCCAGTGCCGCCTCGATAATTGCGATGGCCGGGGATGATATTCAGATTGGCCGCGGTGCCTTCCTGATGATCCACAACTGCTGGGTCTACGCGATGGGTAACCGCCATGACTTTGCGGAACTGGCACACTCGCTGGAGCCCTTCGATACCGCTATGGCTGATATCTACGCGGCGCGTTCCGGCCTTGATATGGCAGCTGTTCAGAAACTGATGGATGCCGAGAGTTATATCGGTGGCAGTGACGCTGTGGCGAAGGGACTGGCAGACAGCCTTCTTTCTGCTGATGCGGTCAGCGATGGCGATGAATCACCCGCGGCCGCGCTTCGAAAACTTGATGCGCTGCTGGCTAAAACCAACACCCCGCGCTCTGAGCGCAGAAAACTCATTAAAGCCTTATCCGGTGGCATGCCTGGCGCTGTCACCACCAACGACGGTACGCCGGGCGCTGCCGAAGATATCAAACCTGAAACCCTCAATTCACTTGAAAGCGCTCTTGCGGCGTTAGTCAAATAAGGACCCTTTATGTCTGAAGTAAACGAAATTCTGAAAAAAGTCACTGCCAGCATTGAAGATGCAACCAGCAAATTCAACGCGAAAGCAGAAGAGGCACTGACCGAAGCGAAAAAGAATGGTCAGCTCTCAGCTCAGACCAAAGATGTTGTAGATAAAATGGCGACAGAGCTCAATGCTCTTAAGGAAGCTGAAAAAACCCTTAAGGCCAGCCTTGGTGAGCTGGAACAGCATGTTGCCCAAATGCCATTGAACAACGCTGCTAAAGTTACCGAAACTGTTGGACAGGTGGTGATTAATAGCGAGGCGTTGAAGGCCTTTGCCGCGAGCGTTGAAGGCAATAAGCGCGTAAGCGTCCCAGTTCACGCGGCCTTGCTTTCTACAGATGTTGCAGATGGCGTGGTTGAACCACAGCGACTGCCTGGCATCGACACTGCACCAAAACAGCGTCTCTTCATTCGTGATCTGATTGCGCCTGGACGCACATCTTCACCGGCTATTTTCTGGGTGCAGCAAACGGGCTTTACCAATGCAGCGAAAGTCGTTGCAGAGGGGACTGCCAAGCCTTACAGCGATATTGAATTCGCGACTAAAATCACGCCGGTGACAACCATCGCGCACATGTTTAAGGCATCCAAGCAGATCCTTGACGATTTCGCTCAACTCCAGTCTACGGTTGACGCTGAGATGCGTTACGGCCTGAAATATGTTGAGGAACAGGAAATCTTGTTCGGCGACGGAACTGGTGTGCACCTGCACGGCATCGTTCCTCAGGCCTCAGCATTCGACCCGGCATTTTCTGTTGAGAGCCAGAACGGGATTGATGATCTGCGCCTGGCAATGCTTCAGGCTCAACTGGCTCGTTTCCCTGCATCTGGCCACGTTCTGCACTTCATCGACTGGGCGAAAATTGAGCTCACGAAAGACAGTCTGGGCCGCTATATCCTGGCTAACCCGGCATCTCTGACTGGCCCTACGCTTTGGGGGCTTCCGGTGGTAGCAACTGAGGCAGCAGCTTTCCAGGGCAAATTCCTGACAGGCGCATTCAATGCCGCAGCTCAACTGTTCGATCGTGAAGATGCCAACGTGGTTATCTCCACCGAAAACGCCGACGACTTCGAGAAAAACATGATCTCCATTCGCTGCGAAGAACGTCTGGCGCTGGCTGTGAAACGCCCTGAGGCGTTCGTGTACGGTTCATTCAGCACCGGCGCGGGTAGCTGATAACTATTGCGGCCTTCGGGCCGCTTTTTTCGGGGCAAAAAAATGCTTGATCAGAATGTGGTGAAACAGCATTGCCGCATTGATACCGACTTTACGGGTGATGATGCTCTGCTGGAGATTTACACAGGTGCAGCGGCCCGTTACGTCCAGACATGGACAAGGCGAACGCTCTATGAAAACCAAAGCTCACCTGGCTATGCAGACGACCCGGACCCGATTCTATTGAATGATGATGTTAAGGCGGCAATGCTACTGCTGATTGGTCACTGGTATGCAAACCGAGAGGCTGTGAACATCGGAAACATTACAACAGCGGTGCCTTTCGCCGTAGAAGCTCTACTGCAGCCATACCGTATTTACGGGGTATAGGGGGACTTTATGCAGGCCGGAAGATTGAGAGACAGGGTGGTGGTTCAGAACATCACAACATCCAGAGATCCTTCTGGCCAGCCTGTTGAAGCATGGCATGACGGCGCAGAAACCTGGGCAGAAGTAAAGGGCATTAGTGGGCGCGAGCTGGTGGCAGCTGGTGCTGAAACAGCTGAGGCAACAGTACGGGTATGGATGCGGTATCGGCATGATGTTTCGGCAGCCTCCCGAATTAAGGTTACGACAGGGCCATTTAAAGGGAACACCCTGAATGTTGTTGGTCCCCCAATACCGGATGCAAAAGGGGTTCTGCTTGAGGTTCTCTGCAAGCTGGGGGTGGAGAAGTGATTGACATTAATCTCGATTTTTCAGGATTGAATGACATAGCCAGGGATTTAGAACTGCTCAGTAAGGCTGAAAACAACAAAGTTCTGCGTGATGCGACACGTGCCGGGGCAGAAGTGCTCAAGGAAGAAGTGATCTCTCGTGCACCTGAGCGAACAGGGAAGCTTAAGAAAAACGTTGTGGTGGTCACTCAGCGTAGCCGAAAGCGGGGAGAGATTTCCTCAGGGGTTCATATTCGTGGTGTTAATCTTCGAACCGGTAACAGTGACAATACGATGAAGGCCAGTAATGCGCGTAACGCATTCTACTGGCGATTCGTTGAGCTGGGCACCGCGAACATGCCTGCACATCCGTTTGTGCGACCCGCTTACGATACTCGCGAGGAAGAGGCCGCCAGCGTCGCCATTGCCAGGATGAATCAGGCTATTGATGAGGTATTGAGCAAGTGAATGAAGATAATATCTACGCCTTGCTTTCTCCCCTGGCAGAAGGACGGGTATATCCCTATGTTGCGCCATTAGGTAGTGACGGGAAACCGTCTGTCTCGCCACCATGGATTATCTTTTCCATCGTCGATGATGTTTCCGCTGACGTACTGTGTGGCCAGGCGGAATCCAGCACATCAGTGCAGATCGATGTTTACTCACTGACCATTAAGGAAGCCAGATCCATTCGCGATCATGCGCTGGAGGCCGTTAAGTCCATGGCTCCGACTGAGATAACGAAAATTCAAGGCTATGAACCCGATTTCCGGCTTTACCGCGCCACGATCGATTTTCGGATCACATCCTGAAACGTTAACCAACCCTGAACAACCCGCTCCGGCGGGTTTTTTATTACCTCTGACACCGCGCTTCACACGCGCACGTTATAATCCTGGAGCCTACAGAAAGCGAGCCTGAGAGTCAGTTGTACTCCGGGGCTGCTGACTCTGTGTGACAGGCTCACTTTCTATAGGTAAATCTCATGAAATATCCAACCGTATCAGTAAGCGGCGTTTCCGTTCGCGTTGATGACGAGGGACGCTATAACCTCAATGATCTCCATGCTGCGGCGGTCGCAAACGGAGAGGCTACAGAGCAGCAGCGTCCAAGTCAGTTTTTACGTAGTGCTCAGGTAAAGCGATTTATCAAGGCACTTAAATCCAAAGTGCAAAAAAGCACTCTGGAACAAATTCAACCACTTAGAGTTGTTAATGGTGGTGATGAACCTGGAGTGTGGGGCGTTGAGCTACTGGCCATTCGCTACGCAGCCTGGATTAAGCCTGAGTTTGAGATTGAAGTATATGAGGTGTTCAGAACAGTGGTTCGCCTCGGCATCAGTGCCATGTCACGCCTGAATAAATTAGATCACATCATTAATACTGAGACTAAAGCGATAAGCCAGTGCGCCAGCCAGATGGCGAAGTGGGGTGTCGGCGGCAGAAAGAAAATCCTCCTTTCTGCGCGGGAGCGGGTGGTTGATGAAGTACAGATGTACTTACCAGGCATCAATTAAACTCGAGAAATGGTCTTTGTTGCTGACAATCTCAGCATTCCAGGCATGATTGATTTACTTAGTAATTTCTTTTCAGAAAGACACCCACCTCCCGCTTCGGCGGGTTTTTACTTTTATGGAGACAACTATGTCTGCACTTTATGAAAAATCGCAGCTGACGAAGATCCTTATTTCCTCCCTGCCAGCCACCAAAGAAACGATGGATACCGCAACCTTCCTCGATCTGAGTTGCACCATCAAAGAAATTCAGTTCACCGGTGGTCAGAAGCAGGATATCGACGTAACAACGCTTTGCTCGACCGAGCAGGAGAACATTAACGGCCTGCCTTCTCCGTCAGAAATCTCTCTGTCCGGAAACTTCTACAAGAATCCGGCGCAGGACGCCTTGCGTGATGCGTATGACAACGATACGACCTACGCTTTCCAGGTTATCTTCCCGTCCGGCAAGGGCTTTAAGTTCCTGGCTGAAATCCGCCAGCACACCTGGTCTTCCGGTACCAACGGCGTAGTGGCGGCAACGTTCTCCCTGCGCCTGAAAGGTAAGCCTGAAAACATCGAGTCTGGATCCTGAGAGGTCTCATGAAGAATATTAAAAATCTCGCCCTGGCTAAGATGTCGGGATTTCGTCATAAGACGGTCGCCGTTCCTGAGTGGGAGGGCGTCAAAGTGGTTCTGCGTGAGCCGTCAGGTGAAGCCTGGCTGCGCTGGCAGGAGGTGGTGAAAGCGGGTACTGATGATGAAAATGTGTCGGTATCGGAAAAGGCACACCGTAATCTTTGCGCTGACGTGGTGCTCTTCATTGACGTTCTGTGTGACACCGATAAGCAACCGGTATTCAGCGTAGACGAAGAAGAGCAGGTACGTGAAATCTACGGCCCCGTCCATTCACGCCTTCTCAAACAGGCGCTTGACCTGATCAATAACGCGGACGAAGCGCGGGAAAAGTCTCAACCCCCGGCGTAAAGTTTCTGATGTCGCTTGCGCTCCGGATGGGGCGCACGCTCTCAGAGCTTCGGCAGAATATGACGGCAAGCGAGCTTCTGATGTGGATTGAGTACGACAGGCAAAGTCCGGTTGGCGATATTCGCGGTGACATTCAGGCCGCCCAGATCGTCTCTGCCATCTACGGTTCGCAGGGGGCAAAAGTACCGCTGGACGATGCGATCCTGCGCTGGGGTGGTGAGGAGCAATCAGAACCGAAGGACCCGTTTGCTGGGCTTGAGGCTGCACTTACTGCCGCGACGCAGTGACTTTTGACCCAGATAATATTAGGATTCTTAGACTGATAATGCTGGGGAAACAAAATGGAAATTTTACTAGTTTCAATTGTTATAGGCTTAATTCCAGCCTTAATTGCTCAAAGCAAAGGAAGATCTTTCTTTGCATGGTGGGTGTATGGTGCTCTGCTATTCATAATTGCTTTTGTACATTCTTTGGTAATAAAGAAGGATGTTGCGGCAGAAGAAAAAGACTTAATTGAAAACGATGGTATGAAGAAGTGCCCATTCTGTGCAGAGTTAATCAAAAGCGAAGCTATTAAATGTAAGCACTGTGGTAGTGATTTAGCAGTCGATTCCCCACCGGTTAAGACTGATGAAGAATACCTCGAAGAAGCCAGGCAAAAGGTCTGGAAACAATAAAAATAAAACCGCTTCGGCGGTTTTTTTACGTCTGGAGTTAGACTAAATGGCAACTTTACGTGAGTTAATAATCAAAATTTCCGCTAACTCGCAATCATTCCAGACGGAAATTTCCCGCGCTTCACGTATGGGGCAGGATTATTACCGCACCATGCAAAATGGTGGCCGTCAGGCTGCCGCTGCCGCCCGAGAGAGCGAAAGGGCGTTATCTGATCTGACCGCTGGGTTTGCATCGGCAGGAAGAGCCGCTGCTGCTGCTACGGCCGCTTTTGCGACTGGTAAGCTCGTGCAGATTGCTGATGAGTGGAATTCAGTAAACGCCCGTCTTAAGCAGGCATCATCTTCAGCTGATGATTTTGCTGCCTCTCAGCGCCAGTTAATGGAAATCAGCCAAAGAACTGGCACCGCGTTTTCAGACAACGCAAACCTTTTTTCACGCGCAGCTGCTTCAATGCGTGAGTTTGGGTATAGCTCTGACGAAGTTCTGAAAATTACCGAAGCTGTTTCTACCGGCCTTAAGCTTTCGGGGGCTAATACTCAGGAAGCGAGTTCTGTTATCACTCAATTCAGCCAGGCTCTGGCGCAGGGCGTTCTTCGCGGTGAAGAATTCAACGCCGTTAACGAAGCAGGTGATCGTGTTATCCGCGCACTTGCCGCCGGAATGGGCGTGGCCCGCAAAGACCTGAAGAGCATGGCTGACCAGGGGCAACTTACGATTGATAAGGTTGTTCCTGCATTAATGAGCCAGTTGGGCTCATTACAGGGTGAGTTTGCCAGCATGCCGCAAACAGTTTCCGGATCCCTGCAAAAAGTCACAAACTCGTTCATGGCATGGGTTGGAGGTGTCAACCAGGCTACAGGTGCTACCGATGCGCTATCTGGTGGCCTAGACGGAGTTGCCCAAACGCTTGATTCATTTACCTCTTCGGCAGTAAGCGGCGCACTAAGTGATGTTGCAGACAATATGTCCACGATCACAACAGTGGCGGGTGCACTTGTTGGCGTTGGGCTGGCAAGGTATCTCAGTGGAGTAGTAACTAGCGCCACGAGCGCAACCGGCGCGCTAATTTCTGCGGCTAAGTCAGAGGTTGCTCTTGCCGTTGCACAGGATAAGGCTGCACAGTCTGCCGTTGCCGCCTCAAGGGCGGAGGTTTATAGGGCTCAGCAAGCTGTACAGAGATCGCGTAGCGCAGATGTTCAGGCTGCGCAGCAAGAGAAAATTGCTGCGGCAGAAGCAAAAGTCACTGCAGCCCAGGCCAGGCTGACTACCGCTCTAGCCAGCGGTTCTGCTACAGAGAAAGTCAGAGCCAGAACAGCGCTTGAGCGTGCGCAGGCAGGTCTGGTGGCAGCAAAAAACGCCGATGCACAGGCTATCGCTGAAAGACGCCTGGCTTCTGCGGAGGCCGCCAGAGACCGGAACCTTGCAAATCGTGTTACCACCCAAAGCAATCTCAATAGTGTCACATCTGTTGGCACCCGCCTTTTAAGCAGTGCCCTCGGGCTCATTGGCGGCGTGCCGGGATTGGTGATGCTTGGAGCCGGTGCCTGGTATGCGGTGTATCAAAATCAGGAGCAGGCTCGGCGCTCTGCTCAGGAGTATGCCAGCACGATAGATGAAGTCAGTAAAAAGACGAGGGCAATGACCCTTCCTGAAGCTTCAGATAATGCAGAGAAAACTCGTGCCGCTCTGAATGAACAAAACAGGCTAATTGATGAACAAAAGAGCAAGGTTGAAAGCCTGAAAGAGCAGATAGCTGGTTATCAGTCAGTGATTAGTAATCCCGGTCCAACTACCAGCGGTGGTTTCATGATTAACCACCTGACATATTTGGACACTGTGACTCGTGGGCTGGCTACGGCTACAGAGCAGTTATCTGTTGAGCAAGAAAGACTTGCTCAGATGCAGCAAGAATCCGCTTCTATTCAACAGGTTCTGGAAGGGCTTGAACATCGCCGGGCGGCACTCATTCGAGAAGAGGCTGCTAATCAAAACCGGGCTTATCAATCTCTCCTGTTGATGAATGGTCAGCATACTGAATTTAACCGTCTACTGGGGCTGGGAAATCAGCTATTAATGGCTCGGCAAGGGCTGGCGAACGTCCCTCTCAGACTTCCTCAGGCCGACCTCGACAAAAAGCAAACCGATGCCCTCGAAAAGAGCCGTCGGGATCTGGAGTTGTCACGCCTGAAGGGTGAAGCAAAAGAGCGTCTGCGACTGAGTTATGCAGCCGATGACCTGGGGTTAACCAGTGATCCGCAATTCCAGACAGGCCGTCAGGAGTTGATTAATAACGGTCTTGCTGAATGGCGGAATAATGAGGCCAACAAACCTAAGGCGAAGGGCGGTAAAACCGAAGGCGAGAAAACCGAGGATGTGTATAAGCGCCTTATCAAGCAGCAAAAAGAGCAGATTGCCCTGCAAGGTCAGAATACTGAACTGGCGAAGGTTAAATATCAGGTCAGCCAGGGCGAACTTGCTTCTCTGACGGAAGCCCAGAAAAAGACGGTATTGCAGAATGCTGCGCTGATTGACCAGGTTAAATTACGTGAGCAACTGCGAAATTACGAAGCCAACCTTGCTGACAGTAACGCCAGCGCCCGCGCAGCCAATGAAGCGCAACTGCTGGGCTACGGGCAGGGCTCCAGGTTCCGTGAAAGACTTCAGGAGCAGTTCAATCTGCGTAAGGAGTTTGAGCAGAAGAATACCGATCTTCTCCGCCAGCGTCAGGCTGGTGAAATCGACGAGACGTTCTATCAGCAGGGGCTGGCACTTAATAAGCGCTACCTCGAAGAGCGCCTGCGCGACCAGGAGGGATATTACGCAGCTTCTGATGCGCAGCGTGACGACTGGATGACGGGACTGTCTGAGGGTTATGCGAACTGGGTGGACGAAGCTACTGATTATTCTTCCATGGCCGCTGACGGCATGAAGCAGGCCATGGGTGGCGCGGTCACCACGATCACCGACATGCTCAATGGCAACGTTGACAGCTGGAAGGACTGGGGCGTGAGCGTACTGAAGATCATCCAGAACGTTCTGGTGAACATGGCTGTTGCTAATGGCGTCAGCTCAATTGGATCACTGTTCAGTTTTGGCACCTCGTCAGCCGCAACCGCCAGCAGCGGTACCGCTATTCAGAATGCTGGCGCGAACTTTACCTTTAATGCGAAGGGTAATGTTTACGACTCTCCGTCCCTGAGCGCTTACAGCAATGGCGTTTTTCAGACGCCTCAGTTGTTTGCTTTTGCTAAAGGCGCAGGGATTTTCGGCGAGGCAGGTCCTGAAGCAATCATGCCCCTCACGCGGGCACCTAATGGTGACCTTGCCGTTCGCGCAGTGGGGATGCCGCAGGTCTCTGGCGGTGTGCCTTCAGTTAACTTCGGCGATATCAATATTCAGGGTGGATCACCACAGGCAGCCAGTCAGGGAACCGCCGGAGCAGCAGGCAGGCAGCTTAAGGATGCCATCACTGGTGTCATTAACGAACAGGCCAGCATGCCGGGCTCGCCTCTGTGGCGATTAATCAAGGGAGTTTAACCATGGCAGTCGAAACCTTCAGCTGGTGCCCAAAGGTTGCCTCTCAGGTTGATACAAGTTTTCGTACCCGAAAGGCGCAGTTTGGCGATGGCTATACACAGGTGGCCGGGGACGGCATCAACCCGGTAACACCTCAGTGGAGCGTGAGCTTTACCGGCGACGAGGCTTACATTCAGGCCATTAAAAACTTTCTGAACAGACATGCAGGGTGGAAGTCATTTATCTGGAAGCCACCGCTTGAGCCTTCAGGTTTATGGCGCGCGGAATCCTTCCAGATATCTACCCACGGCAACAAAAAATACACCCTCAGCAGCACATTCTTACAGGCATACCATCCATGAGTATTTCATCTGATGTCCAGAAACTGGAACCGGGTAAGCGCGTCCGCCTGATCGAGGTGGACGGCTCAGCGTTCGGTGCGGGTATTCTTCGCTTTCACAACGAGACAATCCCGCATACCGAGGCGGAAATCATCGCCGCAGGCGGCGACGAGTCAAAACTTGAGCCGAAGTCGGTGTGGTGGCAGGGGCAGGAGTATGGCGCGTGGCCGTATGAACTGACCGGCATATCTGTAAGCAGTGACGGCCAGAGTTCACGGCCGTCACTCACTGTTGCAAACATCAGCGGTACGATTGGCGCGCTGTGCCGAAGATTTCAGGGGATGGCTAAAGCAAAGGTGATCATCCATGACACTTTCGCACACTATATGGACGCCAGAAATTTTCCTGACGGGAACCCGACTGCGAATCCCAACGAGGAGCGCAAACAGGTTTATTACATCGACCGTAAATCAGGATCAGACGATGAAACCGTAGAGTTTGAGCTTTCCAGTCCAGCCGATCTGCGCGGGCAACTCATTCCGACCAGGCAAATTCAGCCAATGTGCACGTGGTGCATGCGGGGCTGGTACAAAACGGGGAACGGCTGCACCTACGCCGGGCAAAACGGCTGGTTCGATAAAGACGGCAATCGGGTGGACGATCCTTCACAGGATGTTTGCTCCGGATTGCTGTCAACGGGCTGTAAACCTCGCTTCGGAGAGAATGAACAGCTGGATTATGGCGGGTTCCCCGGCGCTTCACTTCTGAGAGGATAATCATGCGCGACAAAACAGTTAGCGCCATTCTGGCGCATGCCGCCGCATCCTTCCCCGAGGAGTGCTGTGGCGTGGTTATTCAGAAGGGGCGGGTGGAGAAATACATCCCCTGCAAAAATAATGCTGAGTCGCCGACTGAGCAATTTGAACTTAATCCTGAGGATTATGCGGCCGCCGAAGAGCAGGGCACTGTGGTGGCGATCGTCCACAGCCATCCCGGCGACGGTGCGACAACCCAGCCGAGCGAGATCGACATGCTGATGTGTGACGCCACGGAACTGCCCTGGATTATTGCATCGTGGCCGGATGGCGACATTCGCACCGTCATGCCTCGCGGAGACCGTCCCCTCACAGGACGCCAGTTTGTACTCGGGTATGCAGACTGCTGGTCTCTCATCATGGACTATTTCCGCACCGAGCACGGCATTGAACTGCCCAACTACAGCGTAGATCGCCACTGGTGGGAGCAGGGTGAAAACCTCTATATGGATAACTGGCAGGAATGCGGTTTCCGTGAGTACGACGGTCCCGCTCAGCCAGGTGACATGGTTATCATGCAGGTTCAGTCCACCGTCCCGAACCATGCCGGGATTTTGCTTGATGGCAACATGCTACTGCATCACATGTATGGCCAGCTAAGCCAGCGTATTCCCTACGGTGGCTATTACCGTGACCGTACCATCAAAATTCTGCGTTATAAGGATTTGATGTAATGGAAAGAAAAACCGTTATCAAACTCAGCGGCTCAATGGCTCAGCGATTTGGCAGGACACATCGCCGTGCACTAACGTCCGCCAGCGAAGTTTTCATGGCGCTTTCTAACACCATTGACGGCTTTGATGCTTATCTGCGTGAAGCTCGGGCAAAGGGACTGGATTTTGTTATTTTCCGGGATCGTCGCAATATCGGGCACGAAGAGTTTGAACTCCTGGGGCCGGGTGATGAGTTAAGAATAATCCCTGTGATAAGGGGCAGTAAAAGAGCTGGAGTTTTCCAGGCGTTGCTCGGAACGGCTCTGGTCGCTGCTGCCATATGGATGCCGGGAGTTAGTATCGCAGCAAGTAACCTCATGTTTTCCGTTGGTGCCGCAATGGCCGTTGGCGGTGTAGTGCAAATGCTCTCTCCTCAGGTTTCAGGTCTGCGAATGCGGCAGGATCCTGATAACAAACCCTCTTATGCGTTTGGTGGCCCCGTTAATACAACAGCATCCGGAAATCCCGTCCCCCTGCTTTATGGGCAGCGCGAAATAGGTGGCGCGATTATTTCCGCCGGGATTTATACCGAAGATCAGCAATAAACCAAACCACGCACTGTAAGCCACCTGACGGTGGCTTTTTTTATGGACGCGATATGACGACGACAATCATCAAAGGCCGCGGTAAAGGTGGCAGCAATCAGACCCGAACGCCTGTTGAAGCACCGGACAGCATTCAGTCCATTGCCAGGGCAAAGGTGCTGATTGCTCTTGGAGAGGGTGAGTTCGCTGGCGGGCTTGATGCTAAAAACATCTTTCTTGGTGACTCATCTTCGTATACGCCCCTTCAGAACGCCGACGGAAGTTATAACTTCAATAATGTAAAATACGAGTTCCGTTCCGGCACTCAGGACCAGGACTATATTCAGGGCTTCCCCGGCATTGAAAACGAACTTCAGGTTTCATATGAGCTGAAACAGGCTGTTCCTTACGTGCGAGCGGTATCCAACACGCAGCTCTCTGCGCTGCGAATTCGCCTGGGATGGCCAACTCTTTTGCTCCAGAAAAACAACGGCGACAAAGTCGGCACCCGCGTCGAGTATGCTATCGATCTTTCGGTCGATGGCGGGCCGTATGAAACGGTGGTTAACGGTGCTGTCGATGACAAAACTACGTCGCTTTATGAGCGTAGTCACCGCGTTAATCTTCCAAAAGCCTCGACTGGCTGGCAGTTACGGGTTCGCAGAATCACGCCGGATTCCACGAGCGTAAATATTGTGGACACCATGCGCGTTGTAGCTGTAACTGAAATTATTGACGCCAAGCTTCGCTACGTTAACACAGCGCTGCTGTATGTAGAGTTTGACGCAAAGCAGTTCCCCAATGGCATTCCTCAGGTTGTGTGCAATCCGAAAGGGCGAATCATCCGTGTACCTGATACTTATGATCCCGAAACCCGCACTTACTCTGGTACATGGGAGGGCGTATTTAAATGGGCATGGACGGATAACCCTGCCTGGATTTATTACGACATCATTCTGAACGAGCGCTTCGGGCTGGGTCAAAGAATCGATGCGACTCAGATAGACAAATGGGAGCTTTATCGCATCGCCCAGTATTGCGATCAACTGGTACCAGACGGCAAGGGCAGCAGCGGGACGGAGCCTCGTTTTCGTTGCAACGTTTATATCCAGGACCGTAATGACGCCTGGACTGTACTTCGTGATCTGTCGGGTATATTTCGCGGCATGACGTACTGGGGCGACAATAAGATGTATGTCCTGGCTGATATGCCACGGGATGTGTGGCACATCTATAACCACGCCAGCGTTGTTGAAGGAAAATTTACCTTTGCGGATCCGAGTGAAACCACCCGAAACACTGCCGCGCTGGTGAACTGGTCAGACCCAGCCAACCACTATAAAGACACGCCTGAGCCTGTTTACGATAACGATCTGGCCATGCGCTTCGATTATCGTCAGCTCGAAATGACTGCGATCGGCTGCACCAGGCAGTCAGAGGCAAACCGGCGGGGGCGCTGGGCGCTGCTCACTAACGGTATCGGCGAGGTGGTGACCTTCAGCACGGGCATGGACGTTCCCCCCGTTGGTGAGGTGATCGGCGTGGCTGCTAACGAGCTGGCCGGAAGAACTATCGGTGGCAGGGTGAGTGCGGTTAACGGCCGCAACATAACCCTCGATCGAGCCGCTGATGTGAAGGCCGGGAACCGGCTGTTTTTGAATCTTCCGTCAGGCACAGCTCAGGCCAGAACGGTCCAGGCCGTTAACGGAAACACAGTCACTGTCACCACACCCTACAGCGAAACGCCGGAGGCTGAATGTAACTGGGGTGTGGACTCTGACGATCTGTTTATAGCGCTTTTCCGTGTTACGGGAACGCGGGACAACAACGACGGTACTTTCGAGGTCACCGGGACGACTTACAACCCTGATATCTATTCCGCTGTTGATACCGGCGCAAGACTGGACGAGCGGCCAGTCAGTGTCATTCCGCCAGGGGTTCAGGCTCCCCCAGGAAATATCGTCGTAGACAGTTACTCTACGGTTAACCAGAACATTGCGATTACCACCATGCGCGTTGCCTGGGATGCTGTTCAGGGTGCAGTTGCGTACGAGGCGGAATGGCGGCGTGACAGCGGCAACTGGATCAGTGTGCCCCGAACGTCTTCTCTCGGCTTTGAAGTGCAGGGTATCTACTCGGGTCGCTATCTGGTCCGTGTCAGGGCGGTGAACGCCAGCGACGTTTCATCAGTATGGGCAACATCATCAGAAGTAAATCTTACGGGTAAAGTGGGCAATCCGCCGAAACCGGTCGGCTTCATCGCTTCTGATAATGTGGTTTTCGGTATCGAGCTTAGCTGGGGATTCCCTGCGAATACCGACGACACGCTGAAGACCGAAATCCAGTACAGCCTGACCGGTACCGAAGACGATGCGATGCTGCTGGCCGATGTGCCTTACCCACAGCGCAAATATCAGCAGATGGGCCTTAAGGCTGGACAGATTTTCTGGTACCGCGCGCAGCTGGTGGACCGCAGCGGCAATGAATCAGGTTACACAGAATGGGTGCGCGGGCAGGCCAGCATCGATGTATCCGATATCACCGATGTGATCCTGGAGGAGATTAAAGATTCTGAGGTATTCAAGGATCTGATTGAGAGTGCCGTAGAAAGTAGCGAGAAACTGGCCGAACTTTCTGACGCGATTAAGAAGAACGCCGATGGTCTGGCTGCAGCAGTAGGTTCGAATAAGCAGACAGCAGAAGCAATCATTGGCAACGCCCTGGCTATTGCTGATGTTGTTGTGCGCCAGACTGCGCAGCAGGGGGCTAACTCTGCGAAATTCGAACAGCTCCGGGAGGTGATCGCCACTGAGACGGAAGCGCGCGTCACGGATGTTACTCGCCTTGAGGCAAAAACTGCCCAGAATGAAGCGGGTATTACTGATGTTCGCCAGGCGTTAGCAACGGAAACTGAAGCTCGCGCTTCTGCGGTAAGTCAATTGACGGCTGCCACTCAGGTCGCATCTGACAAAGCTGATTCAGCAGCTGCTGTAGGTGCTCAGAATACAGCATCAATCACTGACCTTAGCCAGGTTGTCACGGACCTCGATTCCTCAATGGCATCACGCCTGGAAGAGCTGGGTGCACAAACTGATAAGGCCAGCGGCGGTATTCAGAACAATGCTATCGCGCTGATCACCAGTACGCTCGCGCAGGTTAACCAGCGTAACCTTCTGAGCGTGCAATATGGTGATAACAAAGCCGGTATTGAGCGAGTCGACAATGTCATGGCAGATGCAAGTAAAGCTGTCGCTGAGTCGCTGCGCGCTTTGGATTCCAGCACCGGTGGAAACACCGCGAATGTCACTGACTTGTCAAAGACGCTCGCTGACTTCACTCAGGTGTCTGCTACGCAAATCAACTCGCTGAAGGTCACGGTTAACGGTCAGTCTGCGGCTATTATCCAGAACAGCCAGGTATCAGCGGACATCAATAACAACCTGAATGCGATGTACAGCATCAAGGTTGCCGTGGATGCGAACGGAAAACAGTATGCTGCTGGTATGGGGATTGGTGTTCAGAATACGCCAGCGGGTATGCAGTCGCAGGTGCTCTTCCTGGCAGACCGCTTCGCTGTGATGACTCAGGCTGGCGGCGCCGTGACTCTTCCGTTTGTTATCCAGAACGGGCAGGTGTTCATCCGTGACACCTTCATTCAGGACGGCACTATCAGCAACGCAAAGATTGGTAATTTTATCCAGTCGAATAATTATGTTGCTGGCTCTGTTGGGTGGAAACTGGATAAGTCCGGGACGTTTGAGAACTACGGTTCGACAGCCGGGGAAGGGGCCATGAAGCAGACCAACCAGACAATCAGCGTCAAAGACGGCAGTAACGTTCTCAGGGTGCAGGTTGGCCGATTAACGGGGGTGTTCTGATATGGCTTACGGAATACAGACCTGGGATGCTTCAGGAAAACCTAACAACTATGGCATCAAACCCGTTTCCGTCGTTGGGCGAATACAGCTGGCTGCCGGGCAAACCTCCGGCAGCTGGTCTTTTACGGTGCCCTCAGGAATGAAAGTTGGTTTTGTTCTTTCACTTGATGAAGGAGGTAACAGCGTAGGGCGGCGCATTGTCGCGTCAGGGGGCACAATAACCGTAAGCGCAGCATCTTCTGTAGGCCTGGGTAATTATCCGGCCTCAAAGTGTGAAGTGGTCGTTTTCATGGAGAAAGCATAATGGCCGAATTTGGCGCGATGATATTAATGGACAATGGTAACCCATTTGTAACGCCCCAGTCAACGCCTTTTTGTCTTTACGGCAAGTACACTTTCAACTCCTCTGCTAATGGCAGTTCGCAGCAGGTTGCTCAGAATATTGCATTAAATGCTGACTACCCTGTGATGGTATTTATCAGGACCACAAATACCGCCCAGCCCACGCCAGTAATATCTTACCGGAACGGCGGAAATGTATATGTCGCGGGGGTTAATCCCTATAACCAGAGCTTCACGTTAACCGCATATATATTTGCCATATTTCCCCAGGCGTTACCTAAATGGGGGATGGCCATCTGGGATGCGGCAGGAAAGTTGGTGCTCACTAATGAGTCCCGGGTATTGTCAGACCTACAGACAATTGGAACGCCTGGCGCAAACGGCGGGATAAATATCGATCAGACACTTAGCGGGTCATGGGCTGTTGCACCTGCACAGCTTGGCCAGAGCATCGTTGTGAATAACTCAACCCAGCCTCCGACAGTTTATACCATTAATGCTTATTCGGCGTGCAGGTTTGACGGGGCCAATACAAGGATAAACGCAGGGGGGACCTCCACTGGTACAGGCTCTCCGGGAGGGGGAACGAATACTGGGATTTCCTTAACCGCGATAAATACAGCGGCCTATGACTGATTGATCGTTTTTGGCGATCAATAACTGATAATTGATCTATCCAATCAATTATACCCACCTCTTTCATATTGGTATTGTCTAAGTTCATGAATACCTCGGGATACCATCATAATGAATAAGCTACTCATCTGTTTGGCTGGGGCTGTCATGCTGTCTGGCTGCGCTGGCGTACTTGAGAAACAGGAACCTATTTGCAGTGGCACAGCCATCGTTGGCGGTCAGGAAAACACGGTTCAAATTTACGGCGTTCGCAAACAAAACAACCAGACGCAGTACCGAGCCGGATACCCTTTCAACTGGCGCTGGGTAAGTGCGAACACATTCACTGACACCACCTGCAAATAACCAACCATTTTAAATATCAACCTCGCTACGGCGGGGTTTTTTATTGCCTGGAGAAAATATGATTTATACCACTGGCACTATTGCCATCAGCGGAAACACCCTTACAGGTACTGGCACAAACTTCACTGCAGCTGGCTCACTCATTCGTAACGGCTGCACTGTTATCGCCTTGACAAGCCCAGCGCAGGTTTTCCAGATCACCGCGATTGGAAGCGCAACTTCTCTTACCGTGACACCTGCGGCAAGCCCAGCAATTCCTGCTGGAACGAAGTATTCGATTTTGCTGAGCGACAGCCTGAGTGTGGATGGCCTGGCGCAGGACATTGCTGAAACCTTCACGATGTACCAGCGCTACATGAGCGGATTTGCTGATGTGATGAACGGTACTACAGACGTCACTATCACGATTAACGGTGTGGCCGTTACCGTACCGGGCCAGAAATCACTGGCGAAGAAAGGGGCTAACAGCGATATAACCAGCCTAAGCGGCCTGACTACCGCGCTCAGTATCAGCCAGGGCGGTACAGGTGCAAAGAATGCTGCTGACGCTCGCACAAACCTCGGTTTGGGAAGTGCCGCTACCAAGGATGTCGGCGCGAATACTGGTAATGTCCTGGGAGTTGGATATTTTGGTTTCGGAACTCCAACTATTAACGTTTTAGGAAGTACCGAATCAGGGTTTTATGGTATTGACAGCTCTGGTACTGCCTGGGCTCCGCAAGCAGGATCGGGAATTGTATGCGGGTATGACCCAACTCGCCGACAGCAAATATTTACAGGAGTATCCGGCAATCTTTTTGTCCGGAACCTGGCTAGTTCTGCTATGAATACACCTTCGTCCACCATTCCATGGACGCAGATGCAGTCTGTTGGAACATCAGATATTAATTTTAAACACGTCAACGGCGATCTCGATGTTGTTGATTCTCTTGAAAACATCTGTCAAATGGAGTTTAAGCGATTCTACTATCTTGATGATGATGAGCAGACAGAGCGCCGGGGCGTAATTGCTCAGCAGATCGAACAAATCGACAAGGAATATGTTCACTCTGCTGAGGGCGTAGGGAAAATGACGCTTGACCTTAACCCACTGATGATGGATGCCCTTGCAGCCATAAAGGCACTTAACGCAAAGGTAGTAGAACTTAGTAAACAGGTTGATGAGCTAAAACAGGGTGGAGCTTGATATACCTGAAGACAGCATGTTGAAACTGCTTCGCTAAGAAAACCGCCGCCCGTCTTAAGAAAGAACTGGCGGCGGCTGGTTGCTCAGTGTTCATGCCCGAGCAAACGTGGGGAATATTAACCGAGTAAAATTTAAAGGCCAACCTGGCGAACTGTCGGAAACTCAGAAACCAGCCACATATCGGAATCTTCAAACATTTCCTCCAGCATGCGATTGAGCTTTTCCCGATCACTTTTGCTGGCATCGCTATTCAGGCCGTTTGCCTGCATCGGCTTAACCTTCACTTCGGCATCAGGGAAAATCTGGTGCACTCGCTTCGTTAGTTCAGCCAGGATGATCTCTCTGGCCCCTTGGAGCCCCTCAACATTTCGCTTGTCATAAACCAGTTCAACAAACATACCGATCCCCTCTTAAGTGAAAATTGCCTGTGCTTGATCTGTTTTCATAAAAATAATACTGTATATGTATACAGTCAATGTGCGAGTGAGGGTTAGTTCATGCCTCGTCAACCGGATATTCGTGCTGCTTTTATTGCAGCCATACAGCAAAACCCTAAGGGCTATCTCTGCCTGCATACAGACAAATTCATCGCCGAACTGCAGGAGAGGCACTGGCATTTCAGCCAGGAGGATGCAAATTCATGGATCGAGCGATACCAGCCGGACTTCGCCGATAAGACAACAAACGGAAGTGAGAACCGATACTGGATCCTGCGTAACATGGGGAGGGTTTTCTAATGGGATTTCCATCGCCAGCCATGGATTATCAGGAGCAGCGCATGACGATAGATGTTATCTGCGGTGTGGATAACAACTGCCGGGTTATTGAAACTTCATGCGGCTGGGCCGTTATTAACGTCAGTCTGAAACCTGAAGGAGGGGATACGTTGCTGGTTAGCATGGACGGGAGAAACCAGTTCGTGAAGCTAATGGGCCACGCGCTGATTACTCAAGATGGTGAAGCGATAGAAGGGGATGCGTTGGATGCCGTCGAGGTTTTTGGAGTGCTAACGCACAGTCTCAACCGGGTTTGGAACGATGATTGCGCAGCCATTTAAGGTATGGGTGTAACCCCCATTCTCCCCACACCAAATTTCGGTTCGCGGAGCGAAAAATTTTCGCCATTATGACATTTTGATAACCGTAAGCTATTGATTCATTTGATCTTAAAATTATGAATTAATGGCGAAAAATACACGTATGTGCATGATTATCATAGATAACACGCGTGATTTAAAATCCCTCGGCGTTCGCGCTGTGTGGGTTCAAGTCCCACTCCGGCTACCATGGGAAACAAAGAATAATCAAAGCAATAAGCAGTGTCGTATAAACCACCGAAAGGTGGTTTTTTATTTTCTAATTTCACTCTCCCATTATTCCCACTTTTCGCAAGTACAGCTTACCGATTACATCATTGCGTCTATATATTGTTATGTTGCCCCGATACTGCAACGGAGTTGGTGTGTGGAATATGGGGGATTATATAAGCATGTCAGGTATTGGTGAATGGCATGATGTTGGCGACAGCAGGAGTTCAGGAGAATGGAATGGGAGGGTAACCCTCCCGATTTGTTATTTTGCGAATATACAATCTCGCCCAGAAGGTGCACCCATTACTCGGATCATTTTTTTACAAATCACAGTGACCTGCTGTCCTTTTTTCAATGCTACGGCAGTAGCCTTTTCTGAGTTTTCCATCTCCATTCGTGCAGGCATGAACTGATTGTCTGTTTGTAAGCCGATGATAATTGAGTCTGTAAAATCTTTATCAATGGACTGAACAACCCCGTTGACTGAGATGAGCTTACCTTTCATGTTTTCATCGGTTGCGACTTCATTCTCTTCATAAGCTTTAAAAAGCTGTTTTGCGGAGGTCGTAAACACTTCTTTTTGCGGTACTGACTTCTGCGTATCCGCAACTGGTGCAGAAGACGAAGTCGCGCCTGCTTCCGATTTTTCGTTTTTACCGACGATATATCCCAGAATCATCAAAGCAATAAAGATATAAAAAATCCATTTAATAAATTTCTTCAT